ACCATATACATTAACCCTTTCTGTAAGAGCTGATACTTGACCTCCTACTACAGTACCGCTATTTGCGCCTGTCCATCCAGTAACTGAGGTATAACTAGGGTGTTTTGAAATTCCGTAGTTACCGTAGAAGGAACAAACATCGCCATAACCACTATGAGAACCATCTAAAGAGTAGCCAGCTTGCATAGTGCGTCCACCGGAATCATCAGTAAATTTCTGCTGATATCCCATAGTGGAATAGTACTCTAAATGCATTCCAGAAAAGGCATACAAATTTGAGTATGTAACTGGCGTTGTTGTATATTCTGAAGCCGCTCTATATACCCTACGATATAAAGCCTTCTTGCCAAAATCAGTTAATTGATCGCCAAATGATTCAACATTTTTTCCTGATCCTTTTAATGCATCCGCTAATTGTTTTGTTTCTGCCAGGATTGATAATTTAAGTGTGCGCGATTGGGTTGCCATTTACCATTCCTTAATGATCTGATCAAATGCATTTTCCCATTGATCTAAAATATAAGGCTGCTCCTTGCGTAGTGTCGGATAAATAAACCAGCCCCGTGAACCCTTGCCAAATTTTCCTGACCAGGCTGGAAATTGCTTGAACTTATTTGATCCAAATTCAGCCCCGCCCCATAGTTGCTGCGTAGTGCCGCCACCACTGTATTTTTGAGCTGCAAACCCCAGGTTTAATTCACCAATTTTGGATGATTTACTGACCCGCGATCCCTTAGCAATTGGATCATCAATTTTGTTTTGGGTTTCACCTGATGCATCAATAATTTTTTTCTGCACATATTCAACCAACGCACCTGATGTTTTTTTGGATTGCGCAATTGCTTCATCATCCATTGCACCAATAACTTTGATAATGACTTTCAATTGTTGCTTATTGTAAGCATCAGAATCAGTCATTTTTGCGCTCCTTTAAAATTTCAACTGCGGTTAAAATCTGTTCCGCGCTTTCCCATTCCGACATTGGAATTGATGTGGCAATTGCCAATTCAATCAATAATCGGTTTATGCTTCCGCGCTGGAAACTTTTGGGCTTTCATCACCCACGGTGACATCCACAATGCCCTCACACCATGCTTCATAAGGCTTAATTGCCTTACCGCCTGCATTGCGCTTCATTGCATGATATGCCAAAAACAATAAATCATTCAGCCCCATTTTTTCCTGGGCTTGGCTGATTGTATGTCCAGTTTTCTGCTCCCACTTTGACCATTCAGGAACTTGGGCAATGTAGGTTTCAGATTCACCGTTTCCATATTCAATTTGTATTGGTAATTTCATTTTTGTTTGCTCCCGATTCTATTGATTAACTAAATGTGGCAACTGGCGTTGTCACGCATGTGAATGACAAATCCACCGTTTGCGCATCAGGTGCAGTGCCGCCCGCTGATGGCAAAATTGGTTGAACCTCAAATGCAAACACTGCGCCAGTATCAGCGGTTAATGAAACTGCCAATCCTGTATTTGGTGCGCTGGTTGCAGCTGTCCACAATGCTTCACACAATGATGATGCTGCGCCCCAATCTGCAAGCATGGACACCGCAAATGTGCCCTGTGTGTCAGTGGTGAAATACGCTTTACCATCTAAGGTTTGATAGTATTAATTGTTGAATCAACGGTTAAAACCGCGGATGTGGCTTGCGCATCATAATCATCAGAATCAATTGTGAATGTGATGTCGCGACCTGTAATGATTGTTGTTGGCATTTGTTTCCTTCTCTCTTATATGTCTTGATTGTAGTATGTGCTGACTGCCAAATCGGCAATCAGTATTGATGATGTATTGATGTTTGTTATTGTTGGGCGTTGAACATCACCGACCACATAACCATTGGGCATCACACCCAAAATTTGAATGACTAATGTTTCTAAATTATCTAATGCCCCTGGATTTGAATTGTATGCAACCGCTGCGGTTATTGTGAAATTAATTTTAACACTTACTGATGATTTACTGATTAGGGTGCTTTCCAAATACGGTGATCCCGCAATTATTACGCAGGCTGGTGGAATGATGGCTTCGGGAACATGGTCATAAACCGTTGCCCCGATTGATGCCAATGCGGTTGCTAAATCTGCACGCACCTCAGCGATTGATGCACTCATTGGCAAATTGTTTCAGTGTCTAAGAATGGTGCTAATAAACCCATTTGGCGATTGATCATTGCGCGCCCCGTGCGGTAAATTGTCTGGGCAAAATCCACGCCTTCAATTTGTGATCCAGGGGCAATAACTGCCTGGAATATGTCGGTGCTCAAACCTAATAAAGCGTTTTTTATTGCATCATTGTTTGCATAAAGATCGGCGGCACTCGACCCATCAAGCACCGCGACCCCAGCGGGGATAACTGGGGTGTCAATAGAATCAGCGGCAATGACGGCTGCGCTGAACCTATACACATCAGCCGTGCGGGCTTCAACTGTATAAGTATCATCTATTGCACCACAACCAGTCACTACGACTGATTGACCCTCTACAAAAAGATTAGGGCGGATTGTATAAAAATAAACAATATTTTCTTTAACCTCAAATGAATCAATTGCAAATTGATATGCATTTAAAATTGGCAGTAAAATTTCCTCGCTGCTTGCAATAATCTGATCTAAATAAGCATCTGAATATAAAGATTGGCTCACGCCAATTACTGACCGCAAATCGCTGGCACTAATAATTGGCATGAGCAAATCCTTTCATTCGACTGGGCAATGTTCGGGAGCGACCATCACCCATGATTTATTTATTTATCAGGTCTGATTCCAACATGCGCCAAATGGAATCTTTGGTGCAATTGCTGCATAACCATAATAAAGCAAGTCAACTGTTCCATCACTTTGAATTGCAGTGCGCAATGTAAAGCGTGGGGATTCATACCATGTCCATGCTTGCGGATTAATTGTCACCATAGAGAAATCTCCAACTGATGTTGTTCCGCCTGCATTTCCAATTGATCGGCTTACATAAAGATCAAGTCCTGGAGATACGCGACCACGCAACGATCCTGCAACCACATTACCTGCCTGGTTTGATGGATTTGCTGCATTGTAAAGCGGTGTTCCGTTGTCGTTATATCCCATAATATTTGTCCACTGTCCAGGGGAAACAACTAGATTTTGCGCAAACCCTAATGATGATGAATAAACTGCACCAGCGGCTTGTGATGTATAAGCCAAAAATCCTGTTGCAGTGTTTGCATTTACACCAGTTTGCTGACCTGCGGCTTGGATTGTTCCAACTGCAAATTCATCTGTAACTTTAGCGTAAGCAAATTCTAAATTTGCTAATAAAGCCGCTATGTATTCGGGGCGGCTGCGGTCTATGAGTTCCACTGTGGTAATTGCGCGACCTTTAAATGATTGCACTGGAACTGATAAAAATGTTGCTGATAATTGTGATTCTGTGACTGCGGTATTTTCAGGCACATTACTTACCACGGGAACGGCTGTGACCTTAGGCAATTCAAATGTCATGCCCTCGCCAACTAATGCCTCGCGGCTTAGTGCATCAATCATTCCGCGATCACCATTTGCTAATGCATTAATGATTTGTGTTGATTGTGGTGTTGGGATCATGCCAGGTGCAGTGGATGTGGTGTTATCGGCTGCGCGCACATAAATGCGGGAATCCTCATCACCCAACACATTTGCTTTAAGAAAATGCTCTAAATAAGTCACCTTGTTTGTAATTGGTGAACGCGGTGATGTATAAGCCATTGGTGTTGTTGTGGCTTTGATTGCAGTTGCTTCAACTGTTTCAGGTGCGGCAACTGTTTCAGGTGTTGAATCTGACACGGTTTTTTCTCCTTCGGTTTTTGTTTGATCTGCATCCGCAACTGCGGTTTCAGAATTTTCATCATCAGTTGCTGCCACTTTGGTGACACGCGCTGATCTAATTGCTGGCTCACTAGTTAATGCAACGGCTGTGAGATCACCATTTAAAACTTTCATTGTTCCATCCTTTAACATTTCATAATCGTTCACGGCTAATTCCACACTGAATCCATCACGCAATCCATCCATTGCTTCAACCAATGCATCAGTGCCTGCGGTGGTAT